TGGGAACAATACCCAGCAAGCGTACTGTGCGCCAGACAAAATGACGGGCTTCTCCCGCCTTTCCCGATTTGGGATGACGTACAAACCTTTGACGGAACACCGTGGCGAGGAATTGTTGACGTTGTATCGGGAGGGTTTCCATGCCAAGACATCTCAGCCGCAGGGGGGGGGGGGGGGAATTGATGGTGAAAGGACAGGAATGTGGCGAGAAATGGCACGGATCATTTACGAAGTTCAGCCCAGATTCGTGTTCGTGGAAAACTCACCAGTTCTCACTTCTAGAGGGCTTGTAAGAGTTCTCGGAGACCTGGCCCAAATGGGGTTTGATGCGAAATGGGGAGTGCTGGGTGCAGCAGACATTGGCGCACCACACCAAAGGGACAGAATCTGGATCGTTGGAAATCAAAAGATGGCCAACACCAGGGGCAAGCGATGCAATAAGAGGAACAATGCAAAATTGGAAGCCAATAAGACCATCAGGCCAGCCAGCCCAATATCCATTGAATCAAGCCTTGAGAGATATAACAGGCATCAATGGTCGGCCGAACCCGATGTTTGTCGAATGGTTAATGGGATTCCCGATACTGTGGACAGACTTAAAGCCTTGGGCAATGCACAAGTCCCCCTCTGCGCAGCTACAGCCTGGAGAATCCTGAATGACTTTTAACTGGCCAACCAATGACACCGAAAGAATTAGAACACTTCAAGAACTGCGAAGCCCAAGAGTGGACGAGGCGGTACAAACAGAAGAAATTGATGATTGGCTCAAACAAAGCGTTGCTCTGGTGGCAAGGAGTGTTGCTGGACTTGCAAAAAATCAGAGGCGAGTCCGCTACTTTGGATTTGAGACAACGCATGAACAGGATTCAAGATGAGATACGCAGCAAGGGTTGACCAAAACCAAGACCAAATAGTCTCAGCTTTAAGAGCCGCTGGCGCTTATGTCTGGATCATTGGCTTGCCTGTTGACCTTTTGGTTGGCTTTAAGGATCACACCTTTCTCGTAGAAATTAAAACGGACTCTAAAAAGCGTTTAACGAAGCTACAAGCCGATTTTTTTGAGAATTGGTCTGGAAGTACCTTGGCACGAGTTGACAGCCCTGAAGCGGCTTTACGCATGATCGGAGTGGTCAAATGAAAGCGCCTTACAAAGCAATTGAATTTATCCTTGAGCAAGCCCCAAAATTTGGTGTTGCTAAATCACAACGGATTTTTCTTGAGGAATTTCGCAAGACAAAAAAGGCTCTGCTCATGAAAGACGCAATGACCAAAGGTTTTGATTCTGCGGTGGCACAAGAGCGTGAAGCCTATGCACACCCTGAATATCAAGAACTTTTACATGGCCTGGCTGCGGCCATTGAGCAAGAAGAAACCCTTTTGTGGAAACTGAGGGCGGCTCAAATGAAAGCGGATATATGGCGATCAGAACAAGCAAGCGAACGTCTTGGCGTAAAAACAACGGAGTAAACTTATGATGTGTCCGCGTTGTAGTTCTGAAAACCTTAAAGTTTTAGACACCCGATCAACCCCTGAATTTGTCAGCCGAAGACGCATCTGCATTAACGGACACAAATTTCTAATCAAAGAATATGCAATACCTGAAGCACAAGTATGTGAGAAGCCAGAAACTTCTCAAATTAGTGGCGGCTCTCTCTTGTCAAAGCTGTGGCATGGACAATGGCGTCCAAGCGGCTCACAGTAATTGGGGCGGTGGCAAGGGTAAGGGCATCAAGGCAGATGACAACCTAGTGGCTGCTTTATGCCTCAAATGCCATTATGAAATAGACCAAGGTGCGCATCTGTCAAAGGACGAGCGCAAAGATATGTGGTTAAAAGCCCACAAAGCTACGGTAGAGGCACTTGGCGAGCGATGGCCTACCGAAGTGCCAAAACCATCAATATGAACGCATATTGGGCAGAGGGGCAGACTTTTGCCCGTGAGCCTTTTCAGCGCTTTCAGACTCATGCTTTTTCAGTTCTTTTTCCAAAGCACCGATTCTGCGAATCTCCATGCGATGTTCAGATTCTTTTTCGTAATGACCGCCAGATGTGGGTTGGCGTTTCATTTCGGTAATTTTAAAGTTGGTAGCCATGATAAATTCCTGTTAAAATGGTGATTGACATTGTGCCACATTGCGCATAAAGTCAAAACCATAAATTCTTTGCAAGGAAAAATCATGGGTAAAATGGACACAACAATGGCTAAGAGCGTTACTGGTGCAACACCCCCTAAAGGTGCAACATCTTCTGACCGTTCAGGCGAGCGCAAAGGCAAGATTGTCGGTGGCGTAGCTATGGGCATGGAAGACAAGACTGGTGCTGACAAACTGTTCAATACAGGCAAAACTGACGGCATCTGCTACACCAAGACCCGTTCAGAGTACCGCTAAAAAGCGAAACCCAAAGAGTCATGCAGGACTCAATGGGCTTCTAGGCACAACAAAGAAAGGTTGTCATGCTTAATGAGAATTGTAAGGCTTGTCGTTACTTTAACGATATAGGTCAATTGGGGCAATGCAGACGCTACCCCACATATCAAAACCGCCATCACACAGAGTGGTGCGGTGAGTTTCAATTAGTTGCCGTCCTTGAAGCTAGGGATGTTTCACCCGTCCAAGAGGCGGGTGCTTTTTCTGAGACTCCCAAAAAGCGTGGCAGACCAGCAAAGGATGCAAAATGAATTTGCAGCCTCTAAGAGACAAAATTTTAGTTCGCCCTGAAAAGCGAATAATAAGTGACACATTGATCATCCAATCGGCAGAAGCTGACAGCCGTGGGACTGTGGTTGCTGTTGGCCCAGACGCACTAGCGGAAGGCTTAAATGTTGGCGACAAGATCACTTTTGGTACATTTGCCAAAGATTACAAAGACGAGTACCTTAAGTTCGAGGAAATCAAGCACAATGATGAGCGCTTACTCAAAATGAGTTGGCAAGATGTTTGTTTTGTAATGGAGGAAGAATAATGCCTTTGATTAAATCTAAATCGCCTGAAGCGTTTAAAAAGAACATTAAAGCCGAAGTCAAAGCTGGTAAGCCAGTCAAACAGGCTGTTGCCATTGCATACTCAGAAAAACGAGAAGCCGAGAAAAAGGCTAAAAAGAAGTGACTGAAGAAAAACGCCCTGTTGGTCGCCCATCCCTCTACAAGCCTGAGTATTGTGAGGAAGTGATTGCTTTGGGCAAAATCGGCAAGTCTGTTGAGGCCATTGGTGCTATTTTGGGCGTTGGAACTAAAACTTTATACAACTGGCGTGACGAACATCCCGATTTTTTACACGCCTTGGAGTTGGCAAAAGAGTTTGAACTGCAATGGTGGGAAGATATTGCCCAAACCCACATGATTGAGAACAAAGAAAGCGACAAGATCAACGCAACAATCTGGTCACGTTCTATGGCTGCACGATTCCCTAAGAAGTATCGTGAGCAAGTAAAGCAAGAGATCACGGGTGCTGATGGTGCGCCTCTCTTGTCAGGCATTCAGGTCAGCTTTGTTAAGCCTGATGACAACTAAGACGCATGGGACAACCTATGCGTGTTGGAGTGTTAAGCCAGCGTTCAAGGATGTTGATGTGCGTTGTTTTCTGGCTTTCCAGCGCACCTATGTCAAAGACCAAATTGAGTTCCAACAATGTCTGAAGTAACGCAAGCAATAGCCAAGGCAGAGTTTCCACTCAAGCTAGAGTGCTTGTTTAAGCCATCACGCTACAAAGTCCTATATGGTGGACGAGGTGGCGCTAAGTCTTGGGGCGTTGCTAGAGCGTTACTAATTAAAGGCGCACAAAACCCATTGCGAGTGCTTTGCGCCCGTGAGTTTCAAACATCTATCAAAGATTCGGTTCACAAGCTGCTATGTGACCAAATCGAGGTTTTGGGGCTTGGTTCGTTCTATGAGATTACCCAAACAAGTATTAGGGGCAAAAACGGCTCTGAGTTCAGTTTTGTGGGTCTAAAGAACAATGTGGCTAACGTCAAGTCTTACGAGGGCGTTGATGTGTGTTGGGTTGAGGAAGCGCAAACCACAAGCCGAATGTCATGGAATGTTCTGATTCCTACCATTCGTAAGGAAAAGTCTGAAATCTGGATTACGTTTAACCCAGAGTTGGAAACAGACGAGACTTACCAACGGTTTGTGCTAAACCCGCCAGAAGATTGCATCGTCACCAAGATCAACTGGTCGGACAATCCTTGGTTTCCTGAAACGTTAAAACTTGAGAAAGATGCCCTCAAGCACCGTGATCCACAGGCTTACAATGTGGTTTGGGAAGGCTTATGCCGACAGACTGTGGATGGCGCTATCTTTGCCAAAGAGATGCAATTGGCTGAGTTGGATGGGCGCATCACTAAGGTCAATTACGACCCCACAAAGCCCGTACACGCCATTTTTGACTTAGGTTGGTCTGATGCCACAGCAATTTGGTTCTTGCAGTTCATTGGCATGGAAACACGCCTTATCCGCTACTTAGAGGGCAATCAGCAGACTATGAGTGATTATCTGGCTAAGATGCAAACCTTTGGCTATATCTACGACACGCTATGGCTACCGCACGATGCCGAGAATAAGACATTGGCGGCTAATGGCAGAAGCATTGAAGAAATTGTGAAAGCTGCGGGTTACAAGACCAAGATTATTCCTAAAACGCCTATTCTTGACTCAATCAACGCTGCTAGAACAATGTTTGTAAACTGCTGGTTTGATCGGGATAATTGTCACGAAGGCTTGCAATGTCTGAGGCATTACCGTTACGATGTTGACCCAGACACAAAGCAATTCAGCAGAACTCCAGTCCATGATCATTATTCGCATGGCGCTGATGCTTTTAGATATATTGGCTTGATGGTTTACGAGCCAAAAAAGAGGCGCAAACAGCGTCCTGTGCAAAATTATGGTGGCGCACACGCATGGATGGGCTAGAATTAGATTTATTTAGGGCAAAATCATGGCTGATGATTACGATCCAAGAATCCAAGAAGCAATAGACTTTTTGAAGTTTGCTAATGATGCAGACACAATGAATCGCCAAGAGGCTTTAGAAGACCTAAAGTTTGGCGGTGGTGATCAATGGCCTGTTGAATTGCAAAATTCGAGAAATCTGGAATCACGCCCCGTAATTACTGTAAACAAGGTGGACAATTACTGTCGCCAAGTTTCCAATCAGCAACGCCAGCAACGTCCCCGAATCAAAGTTCATGCGACAAACACGCATGAGGACATGGTTGACGCACAGACCATTCAGGGCATTATTCGCCACATTGAGGTCAATTCCAACGCAGATCACGCCTATGACAACGCATTTGAATATGCCGTTCGCATGGGTTGGGGTTATATGCGGGTGCGCACAGATTATGTGTCTGAGGATTCATTTGATCAGGAAATCTATATTGACCCTGTGGATAACCCATTCACAGTTTATTACGATCCAAATTCAATAGCACCTGATGGCTCAGACGCAGACCGTTGTTTAATTACAACAATGATGCTCAAGACTGAATTCCGCAAGCTATACCCTGATGCGGATGATGGTGGCACAAGTTTTACCCAGCGTGGAACTGGCGACTCGCAATCTGAATGGATTACCAAAGAGGATATTCGCCTTGCTGAGTATTACTACACAGTCAGAGAAAAGGCTACTTTGTACCTTTTGAGCGATGGCACAGCGACATTTGCTGATGACAAAGACTTCTTTAACCGCCTTGATGCTTATGGCATTACCGTGGTGGACAAACGTGACTCATTCAAGAAAACCATTAAATACTGCAAGATGACTGCGGTTGAGATTCTTGAGGAACGTGATTGGGCGGGCAAATATATTCCAATCGTGCCTGTTTATGGTCGCCACATCGTCATTGGTGACAAGCGCAAGAAGTTTGGCATGATTCGCTATGCCAAAGACCCACAGCGTATGTATAACTTTTGGCAGACTTCCATCACCGAAGGCGTTGCATTAGCACCTAAGGCAAAATGGTTGATTGCTGAGGGTCAAGATGAGGGACATGAGAACGATTGGGCAAACGCCAACATCAAGTCATTCCCACTTCTACGATATAAGCAAAAAGACATTGAGGGCAACCCTGCACCGCCTCCCACACGTTTACAGCCAGAGCCTCCACAAGCGGGAATCATGGCAGCTGCTGCGGGCGTAAACGATGACATTAAGTCAATCATGGGCATTTTTGACCCCGCACAGCTTGGTCAAGGCAATATTTCAGGCAAAGCAATCAATGGTCAGCAACAACAAGTTGACCTGACAAACTTCGACTATTACGACAACCTGACACGTTCTATCGCTCACATTGGCAAGATTTGCTTAGATTTAATCCCCAAAATCTATGATACAGAGCGTGTCATGCGCATCATTGGTGATGATGGCAAGCCTGAATTGTTGACCATTAACCAACGGGATTCTGTTGGCAGAGTGCTGAACGACATTTCTGTGG